TCCCGACATTGAATTTCAAGTGTATGAGCCATGTGGTTATAAAGCGCCTTTAGTTGGTCGCAACTACATTCACGGCATTCAGGACTGCTTTGCCATTGTTCGTGATTTTTATCGGCGCGAGTTGGGTATTCATATTCCAGACTATGAGCGTCAAGATTTATGGTGGGAGTCTAAAGAGAATCCCTCACTTTATCTTGATAACTTTGAGAAAGAAGGCTTTATTGAAGTCGATGAACCGCAGTACGGTGATGTGCTGTTATGTCGAGTCGGACGCACCGAGCATGTCAACCATGCGCTGATCTGGCTAGGCGATAATGGCATACTTAAATCTGAACAGACCGAGCCATGCATTGGATCGGCTTTAGTCTTACATCATCCTTATGGCCGCAAATCGGTACGTGAAATCTTTGGCCCGCAGTGGCAGGAACGAGTAGCAAAGGTGGTTCGATATGCTCAAAACAATTAAGTTATACGGCATTCTAGCGAAGAAGTTCGGCAAAGAATTTCATTTAGCTGTTGATAATACCCGCGAAGCAATGCGAGCTTTATCGGTGCAGGTGCCGGGCTTTGAGCACTTTATGCTACATGCGCATGAGCAAGGTTTAGAATTTGCCGTTTTTCAGGATAAGCAAAATATCTCTGAAACCGAACTCGACATGAGCACCAGCGCTAAAGTGATTAAGGTTGTTCCGAAAGTAAAGGGTGCTGGCGGTGTAGTTCAAACCATTATCGGTGCAGTATTGGTGGTGGTTGGGGCTGTCATGGTTTTTACTGGTGTTGGTGCGCCTATTGGTATGGCATTGATTGGTGCAGGTGTGGGCATGATGGTTGGTGGTATTGCCATGATGCTAATGCCCAAGATTGAAAATCAGGATCAAAACCAAGATGGCAACAAGGCTAACAAAGGCTTTGGTGGTGCAGTGACCACAGTCGCACAAGGCAATCCAGTACCAGTGCTTTACGGTCAGCGTGAGATCGGTGGTTTTATTGCAAGCGCTGGACAATATCCAGAAGATCTAATGTAAATCATAGGAATACACAGGCGCATACAGCGCCTTTTTTATTGTCTGAGGATAAGTATGAATGCAGTAATTAAAGGCGCAAAGGCAGGTGAAGGCAAAGCAAGAAAAGCAGTAATTGCACCAGACTCAGCTCAGTCAAAAACCTATATAAAAATTCTATATGGCATGTCTGAGGGTGAAGTTGAGGGTCTAGCAAATGGCCTGCAATCGGTTTACCTAGAAGAAACACCACTACAGAATCCGGCTGGTGGCTGGAACTTTGAAGATGTGCAGGCTGATTTTCGTCATGGCACTAATGACCAGACCCACATTGAGGGCTTTCCAGATATCTCATCTGAGAGCGCGATTAACGTCGAATTAAAGTCTGATACACCTTGGGTTCGCTCACTTACCAATACTGATCTGGATGCAATCCGTTTGCGCTTTAAGTGGGGGCCATTGCGTCAGCAGAATGCTGAGAATGGAGATGTAAGAGGCATCGTCATTCAATATGCGATTGATCTACAAACTGATGGCGGCACATGGACTGAGGTTTTAAATACTCAGATCGCTGATAAAACTTCCGCAAATTATGAGCGCTCACATCGTATTGATTTGCCAAAGTCTGATACCGGTTGGACAGTTCGTGTGCGTCGATTAACGCCTAATTCAACATCAGAGTACATCAGCGATAAGATGTATGTTGATGCACTGACTGAGGTCATTGATCTAAAGCTCAGCTATCCAAATACCGCTTTGCTTGGCCTGCAATATGATGCTGAAACCTTTTCCAATGTTGCAAAAGTCGCAGTCGATTTAAAAGGTATTAAGCTTCAAGTCCCGTCAAATTACGATCCAGTTGCACGTACCTATGCAGGCATGTGGGATGGCACATTCAAACGCGCTTATACCAATAACCCCGCGTGGATTTATTACGATCTCTGCACCGCAAAGCGCTATGCTTTGGGTGATCGATTAACGACTGCAATGTTGGACAAGTGGTCTTTGTATCGTTTGGCACAATACTGCGACCAAATGGTAAGTGATGGTAAAGGCGGTCAGGAGCCACGCTTTACCTGCAACGTATACCTGCAAAGCACAGAAGATGCTTATGTAATTCTGAGCAAGTTGGCTGGTGTATTCCGTGCAATCAGTTATTGGGATGGCAATTCAATTGTCTGTGATGCTGATATTCCACAAGACACTTATTTTACTTACACTCGCGCCAACGTTATCGATGGGATGTTTGAATATTCAGGCACCCGTGCACGTGATCGACACACAGTTGCAAAAGTGGCTTGGGATAACCCTGCGAATCACTATAAAACTGAGTATGTCTATGTTCGTGATGAAGCGGCTATTGCAAAGCTCGGTGTGCGTATTGCTGAAATTGACGCATGGGGCTGTACTTCTGAAGGGCAGGCACAACGCGCGGGTCTTTGGGCGTTAAAGTCTGAGCAACTGGAAACCCGGACCGTATCTTTTAAAGTGGGTCTGGATGGTTATATTCCACAGCCGGGCCGTGTGATTGAGATTGCAGATGAACTGTTTGCAGGTCGTGCCAATGGGGGGCGTATTTCTGCTGTGAGCACTGATCGCAAAGTCATTACTTTAGATCGTGACGATGTCGTGTGTCGTGCCGGTGATCGACTGGTTGTAAATGGTGAAGATGGAAAATCACAGGCTCGAATCGTGTCATCTGTTGCTGGTCGCAATATCACAGTAACTACGGCATTCGATTCTGTTGCTCCTGAGAATGTCTGGGCTGTTGATGCGCAAGATTTGAAGACTATGAAGTTTCGCGTCATGAGTATTACTCAGGATGATAAACATCAGTTTTCAATTACCGGTCTTCAATATGAATCAGCCAAGTATGATGCAATCGATTTTGGTGCTTTTATTGATGAGCGCCCGATTTCTATTATTAATCCAACTATTCAAGCACCAGTAGAGTCTGTATCAATCTCATCTGAGAGCATGGTACAGCAAGGCTTATCTGTTGAAACCATGATTATTGCTTGGCCACAGGCACAAGGTGCAACCAAGTACCAGGTGGAATGGCGCAAAGATGATGGTACATGGATTAAGTTGCCGATTACCGGAAATAACTCAGCTGAAGTGTCAGGCATTTATGCGGGTAATTACGAAGCGCGTGTCACTGCAATTTCAGCCTTTGATATTGCTTCGCTGCCAACGTATTCCATGCTGACAGCATTAACCGGTAAAACTGGTCTGCCACCTGCTTTAGCAAACCTATCTGCAACAGGTATTCTGTTTGGGTATCGCCTGAACTGGAATTTTCCTGCAGTTGGTGCGCTCGATACCGCTTTTACGGAAATTGAAATCTCAAGCACAGCAAATGGTGCCAATGCTGCGCAGCTCGGTTTGTTTGCATATCCAACAGATACACATGTAATTCAAGGCATGCAGCCAAATCTGACCCGCTGGTTCCGTGGCCGTCTTATTGACCGCATTGGGAATATTGGCCCGTGGTCTGCACGTGTAAGTGCTATTACATCTGCGGATGCGTCCGCTGTACTCGATATTTTGTCGGGGAAAATTACAGAGCTTCAACTGCACCAAGACTTGCAAACCAAGATTGACAAGATCGACACGATTGCAGGTCTTGATGGTGATATTGGTAATTTGATTGACAATATCACAGCAGTACAGACTCAGGCAGATCAGCTGAATACAGCCTTAAATCAGGAGACCCAGCAACGGATTTCAGCAGTACAGGACTTGAATGATGGTCTAACTCAGGAGATTGAAGATCGTCAAAGTGGTGATACTGCCAATTTAAGCGCCTTGAACAACTACAAGAGTAGCAATGATCAGGCGCTTGCCAATGTTCAGCAACAGGTGAATACAGCGGTAACCGCGACATCTGCAAACACCCAGGCAGTGCAGGCTCTAGATAGCCGTGTTTTTATTGCCGAGGGCAATGCAAATACTGCAAAAGCCAATGCAGCTACCGCATTAACCAAGGCTGAGACCGCAACGACTCAGGCTGGATCAGCAGCAAGTCTAGCCAGTCAGGCCAGTGCAATTGCAAATCAGGCAGCCGATACGGCAGATACAGCAAATCAAACTGCTGCAACTGCTTTATCTACTGCGAATGTTGCTGCAACTCAATCAGGTGCCAATGCAACACGACTTGATGCGATTACATTAGAGTTAGGTGATAAGGCCAGTACCGGCGCATTGTCTCAAACCGATGCAAAAGTGGCTGAACATGAAGGAAAAATCAGTGCCAATACAATCAAAATTGATGGTGTATATGCACAGGTTAACCCGAAGTTAATTGGCTCAACTGAAGACCTGATTGGCTCAACTGAAGGTTTTGCAGGTACATGGACTTTGCAATCAGCATTGATTGAAGGTGATATGGCTTTGAGTCAGCGTATTGATACAACGGTTGCACAGATTGGAGATAATACAGCGCTCATTCAGGCTGAAACTATTGCTCGGGCTAATGCGGATTCCGCACTGGGGCATCGGGTTGATACCCTGCAAGCTCAAGTGGGTAATGATCTGCAACAGAATCTAGCAGCTATTCGCTCAGAAATGAGTGTTTTAGCTGACGCGGATTCTGCCTTGTCATCACGTGTGGATACTGTTCAGGCATCAACACAAATAGCCCAATCAACGGCAGATCAAGCTATTTTAGATGCGCAATCTAAATCAGCAGCAGCGGAGGCGGCAGCAAAAACTTATGCAGAAGCGAAGGCAAAAGCCGAGGCGGATGCAGCAAAGGCATCAGCTTCAAGTGATGCAACCACTAAAGCCAATGCAGCTGAGTCAGCAGCAAAAGCAGCAGCAGCGCTAGACGCCAAAAATAAAGCGGATGCTGCCGAAGCCGCCGCCAAGGCTGTAGCCAACGCAGCTCAGGCCACAGCAAATGATGCACTCGGCAAGGCTAACACTGCAACGCAAAACATCGCGACAGTGCAAAACCAAGTTAATACTTTGACTACACAGCAGGGGGCTACAGCAACACAAGTTGGCACCATTCAAACCACTGTAGGTCAAAACACCGCATCAATTCAGGAGGTTAGTGAGTCGGTTAATGGTTTGTATGCGCAGAAGTACATCAAGCTCGACGTAAATGGAAAGGTCGCAGGTTGGGGTGGTGCTAACGATGGCAAGGAATCTAATTTCATTTTGAACTTTGATTCATTTGCCATTGGTTCTGGTAATAGCACAGGTTATTACCCATTTATATTCCGCAATACGCCATTCACTGATCCGGTGACAGGTACAGTGTTTCCTGTGTCCGCTTACTTGAAATCAGCAATGATGGACTATCAGTCTGTCAAAACTTCGCATATTGAAGATTTAGCAGTTAAGACTGCAAAGATTGATAAATTGGCTGTAAAAACAGCTCAGATAGATGATCTAGCTGTTACAACCTCGAAGATTGGAGATCTTCAGGTTGACACATTGAAGATCAAAGACAATGCCGTAACAGTACCCGTATCTGCATTTGCTGAGGCTGCAATCCAAGTTGGGTCGGGGTATACCACAATTCAAACGCTCTACGTTCCTGCTGACATGGGGCATACGATTTTAACTTTCGGGGCTGTATTTAGCTTTAATAGTTTTGATACTAAACAGCAAATCCTATGTCGTGTGCTGAAAAATGGAAATGTAGTATTTGAGAATCTGGAAGTGTTTTATCTAGAGTCCAATACTGTTGGAAAAACTACATCACTATCGGGATCGCACTCACACGGGGTCTCGGTTTCTTTTTCAGGAAATACAAGCAATGAAGGTAGCCATTCTCACAGCGTGAGCGTTTCCGGCAATACAGGATCAACAAATGCAGGCGGTACTTTTCATAGTCACAGCTTCAGTGATTCAGCAGGAACCAATTCTGCTGGAACTCATAGTCACTCATTTAATGTGAATAGTTCTAGTTTTACATCTGCAGCCGATCCTGGACATACTCACTCAGTGAATATCGATAACCAATCTAGAGGTGCAGGAACTATGAATATTTCAAGACATGATTCAACCGGCATTGCTGGCACATTCCAGCTTCAATTAATTGCTGTAACTGGAGGAAATATTAGTGTTTCACAGCGATACATACACGCAATGACAATGAGGAAATAAAAAGTGGCTTATTATGCAGTTTATGATAAA